ATATACGAACAAATAGATTATAATGCTGAACTTAATAATTCAGCAGCTGTTACAGTAGGTAGCTTTCAGTGGGAAAACGGTATTAAAGATTCAAGGGTTATATTTAATCCAAATAGAAACGGTAGATTCCAAATAAGTTGGGTACCACCTAAAAATCTTCAAAATCGAGTGATACTAAAGAATAACGGTAAATACCCTGGAAACGAACACGTTGGAGCTTTTGGACTTGATAGCTACGACATATCAGGCACTGTTGATGGTAAAGGATCTAATGGAGCTTTACATGGTTTAACTAAGTTTAGCATGGAAGATGTACCACCTAACCACTTTTTCTTAGAATATATATCAAGACCACAAACGGCCGAAATATTCTTTGAAGATGTATTAATGGCTATGGTTTTTTATGGTATGCCTATACTAGCTGAAAACAACAAACCTAGGTTTTTATATTATTTAAAAAGAAGAGGTTATAGAGGTTATTCTATGAATCGCCCTGATAAAGTTTGGAATAAACTTTCTACAACTGAAAAAGAAATAGGTGGAATACCTAACTCAAGTGAAGATATTAAGCAAGCACATGCTGCTGCTATAGAATCTTATATAGAAACATATGTAGGATTAAAAGATGATGGATACGGTGATATGTACCATCAAAAGACATTAGAAGATTGGTCTAAGTTCAATATTAATAATAGAACAAAGCACGATGCTTCGATAAGCTCAGGTTTAGCTATTATGGCTTGTAACAAAAATAGATATACGCCAGTTAGTAAAAGACAAAGTAAATCTGTGGTTTTAGGTATTAAAAGATATGATAACACGGGTTATAATTCAAAAATAAAATAGATGATAAATACTAATTACAATAGTTCTTTTCCAGATCAGGTTGTACCAGATGTTGAAAAAGCTTCTTATGAGTATGGCTTACAAGTAGGTAGAGCCATAGAATCTGAGTGGTTTAGAAACGATAGAGGTTGGTACGATAGATTTAATACGAACTATAATAATTTCCATAGGTTAAGATTATATGCCAGAGGAGAACAATCTATTCAAAAATATAAAGACGAATTATCTATAAATGGTGACTTATCTTACTTAAACTTAGACTGGAAACCCGTACCAGTAATTCCCAAGTTTGTAGATATTGTTGTAAACGGTATGTCTCAAAGATCTTACGATATAAAAGCTTATGCTCAAGATCCTGAGTCTATAATGAAAAGAACTGCTTATGCCGAAGCTCTACAAAGAGATATGATGCAGAAAGATCTTATTAACCAAATACAACAAATGACAGGGTTAGATGTTTCTAAATCACAAGGTAAAGGTTTAGAGATGGAGAGCGAGGAAGATTTACAACTTCATATGCAGATGGATTATAAAGAGTCTATTGAAGTAGCTGAAGAAGAAGTTATTAATAATGTATTAGCTAAAAATAAATACGATTTAACTAGAAGAAGATTAAATCAAGATTTAACTATACTAGGTATTGCAGCTACTAAAACTTGTTTCAATAGATCTGAAGGTGTTACTGTTGATTATGTAGATCCAGCAAGTTTAGTTTATTCATATACTGAAGACCCTAACTTTGAAGATTTATATTATGTAGGTGAGGTAAAACCAATAAGCTTACCAGAACTTAAAAAGCAGTTTCCTGACTTAACACCTAACGAACTAGAAGAAATACAAAAGTATCCAGGTAATCAAAACTATACTAGGAACTGGAGTGGTCGTTATGATGATGACACAGTGCAAGTGTTATATTTCGAATACAAGACATATACTAATCAAGTATTTAAAATAAAAGAAACTGCATCGGGACTTGAAAAAGCACTAGAAAAACAAGATACATTTATAGACGCACCAGAAGGTAATAACTTTAAAAAAGCATTTAGATCAATTGAAGTATTGTATTCAGGGGCTAAAATACTAGGTCACGAAAAAATGTTAAGATGGCAAATGGCTGAGAATATGACAAGACCATATGCTGACACTGTTAAAGTTAACATGAACTATAACATCGTAGCTCCTAGATTATATAAAGGCCGCATAGAATCAATTGTAAGTAGAATAACTGGTTTTGCTGATATGATACAGCTAACGCATTTAAAACTACAACAGGTGATGTCTAGAGTAGTGCCTGATGGTGTTTATATGGATATAGACGGTTTAGCAGAAGTAGATTTAGGTAATGGTACTAATTATAATCCAGCTGAGGCATTAAATATGTATTTCCAGACTGGTAGTATAGTTGGTAGATCAATGACTCAAGACGGTGGTATGAACCCAGGTAAAGTTCCAATACAAGAGCTTGCTACATCAAGTGGCATGGGTAAAATACAATCATTGATACAGACTTATGAGTATTACTTAAAAATGATTAGAGATGTGACGGGACTTAATGAAGCTAGAGATGGTACATTGCCAGACAAGCAGTCATTAGTTGGTTTACAGAAGTTAGCTGCCGCTAATTCAAACGTAGCTACAAGACATGTATTACAAGCTAGCTTATATTTAACTCTTAGAACTTGTGAAAACATATCATTAAGAATAGCTGATGCTTTAATGTTTCCAATGACTAAACAGTCTTTAATGTCTAGTATATCTAGATACAACGTAGGAACATTAGAAGAGTTGTCTAAATTAAACATGCATGACTTTGGTATATTTTTAGAACTAGAGCCAGATGAAGAGCAGAAACAAGTACTAGAACAAAATATTCAAATAGCTTTACAAGCTGGACAAATAGATCTTGAAGATGCTATTGACATTAGAGAAGTTGCTAATTTAAAGTTAGCTAATCAAATGTTAAAGAAACGTAGAAAAGATAAAGCAGCTAGAGATCAACAAGCACAACAAGCTAATATACAAGCTCAAGCACAGTCCAATGCACAGTTAGCAGAACAAACAGCTATGGCGGAAGCTAACAAGCAACAAATATTAACTGAGCAAAAAATGCAACTTGAAAAAGCTAAGAGTGATTTTGAAGTACAAAAGATGGAGAGAGAAGCACAGATTAAACAACAGTTAATGGAACTAGAGTTTAATTATAATATGCAACTTACTCAAGCTCAAGGACAAAGTAGAAAACAACAAGAAGAATTTAAAGAAGATCGTAAAGACGAACGAACTAAAATACAAGCAACGCAACAATCTGAGTTAATAGATCAAAGAAAAAATGATTTATTACCGAAGAACTTTGAATCCGCTGGTAATGATACTATGGGTGGATTTGGCTTAGAGCAATTTGCTCCTAAGTAATTTTATATTAACTATTATATTATATTATGTCAAAAGAAGAAGTAAAAGAGGAAGGTTCTTTTAAAATAAAAAAGAAACCAGGTAGACCTAAGAAACTTACCAAAAAACAAGAAACTATAAAAGTAGATTTATCTAAAAAAGAAGATCCTGTAGAAGAAGAAATAACAAAAGTTGTTGTTGATGAAGCTAAGGAAGAGGCTGTTAAAGAAGAGCCAGTAAAAGAAGTTGTTGAAGAAAAAACTGAAGAAGCTACTAAAGAAAAAGTAACACCAATACAAGAAGTTACTGAAGAAGAAAAAGTAGAAGAAGTAAAAGAGCCAGTTATGGAAACTGCTCCAGAGCCAGCTAAACCAGAAATTAACTTACCTGAAAATGTAGAAAAGTTAGTTAAGTTCATGGAAGAAACAGGTGGCACAGTTGAAGACTACGTTAGATTAAATGCTGATTACAGCAACGTAGATGACAATACTTTAATTAGAGAATACTATAAACAGACTAAACCACACTTAGATATGGAAGAGGTTAACTTCTTATTAGAAGATAACTTTTCATTTGACGAAGATGTGGATGAAGAGCGAGATATAAAGAAAAAGAAACTTGCCTTCAAAGAAGAAATTGCTAAAGCCCGTAAATTTTTAGAGGACACTAAGAGTAAATATTACGACGAAATCAAGTTGAGACCCGGCGTAACTCAAGACCAACAAAAGGCTATGGACTTTTTCAATAGATACAACGAAGAACAGAAAATGGTTCAAGATCAACACAAGAGGTTCCAAAGTAACACTAAAAACTTCTTTAACCAAGAATTCAAAGGTTTTGACTTCAATATTGGTGAAAAGAAATTTAGATATGGACTTTCGGATACTGACAGTGTTGCTAACACCCAATCTGATCTAACTAATTTTGTTGGGAAGTTCCTAAATGAAAAAGGTGAAGTAAAAGATTATGCTGGTTACCACAAAGCCATTTATGCTGCTGAAAACGCTGATACAATAGCTAATCATTTCTATGAGCAAGGCAAAGCCGATGCTGTAAAAGATATGATGGCTAAATCTAAAAATGTAAGTAACGAACCTAGAGTAACATCTACAGGTGATGTATTTATTAATGGATTAAGAGTAAAAGCAATTAGTGGTGTAGATAGTTCTAAGTTAAAAATAAAAACAAAACAAAAATAAAACTTAAAACTAATACAAAATGGGATTAGATATAACTAATGCTCCAGGGTTAATACCTCACCAAAAAAAGCAAGCTCTAGATACTAATTATCTAGCGTTTAATAGCTCAACTGGTGGTGGTACTTTTGCTGAGCAATACCTTCCGGAATTATACGAAGCGGAAGTAGAGAGATTTGGTAACAGAACGTTACAAGGTTTCTTAAGAATGGTTGGCG